ACTAAATAAGACGTAGTCTTATTTACTTCTTTATTACTAATATCAATAACTATATCTATATCAGCTGTTGACCCCACATTTTTGTGGGCTGGTAAGTTGTGGGGTAGAGATTCCGACCCCACATTTCTGTGGGATGGTGCAATCAGCGTGTATTCATTGTACGAAAGCTTCCCTAGGTTCCGCTTGGTTCGAGTCGTAGCAACCAACTGCTTTGACTCAAGACTCCTAAGAGAGCGACGGACAGACTCCTCGCTGGACTGGGTATGCCGAGCTAGTTCTTCCATAGAAACCCGCGCCACACTGTTCTTCGACAGCAGGCACAGCACATCGAGCAGCCGATACTCAGCCGCCGACAATGGTGTGAAAAACTTCTCCTCAGCAGTACACATAGCTGAGTATCTTATCGCCTCAGCGCATTGTTAACTACGACAGGCCGAGAAATTACAGAAAGTACAGTGAGAGCAAAAAATCCGGCAGCGGGAGCAACGATTGCCAGTCGAATGTCCTGAATGCCGAGAATCCAGCCCGAGAGAGCTGCTAAGGGTAAAGTCAAGCCCACCTTGACAAAAGTTGGAAATATGTACTTGGCAAGAAGTTCCGTGATGTAACCAACGGCCATGCCTGAAATGATTGCGATTAGTAGTAGGTCCATAACCTACATTGTAATACCCGTTACTTCTTTGCCAGCGTAACTAGTTACGAAGTAAGGAGTATTAGACGGCAAGAAGTTTTCTAGTTCCTGAATGAGCCTAATAATCTTTACTTGCTTGTTTGGGTAGACATGCGAGCTTGAGTTGTTCGCAGTTCCAGACCAAGTAGCGCCATACTCCGCAGGGAATGACCCGTCAAAGTAGTCGCTAGGCTGGTAGGCCTCTTCAAGCTGTGCGGCGTCTAGATACAGGATATTTCCGTCAGGGTTTTCAACAACGACCTCTACCAAGAATTCAAGCAGGTCGGTGTCAAAAGTCTCGTCTACGTAGAGCTCCACGTACGCACGGCTCCACTCACTACTGACCTCCACTGGCTCGCTTGATGCTGTTGCCGTATTAGTGCCGTCAGTAGCAGTAACCCGAAGAATTACCTCTTCGATGTTAGCGTCAACACTTAAGTGTGTGGAAAATACATAGGACTTATCTACAGGCTTATCTCCTGCAGCAGTTTCTGCAGAAATAACTACTTCAGAAGAACCAAGAGTGACCGCCAACATGCTGTCACCAACAAAGACGTACGGCAGTGTGCTGTCGGTGTACTCGAAAGAGTCTTCCCCTGTAATAGACCACCCAGCCACAGTTCCATCAAATGATGGGTTCTTAATGTAGTTTTCTTTCTTTGACTCTAAGAAGATGTTGACCGCACGGGCTTCTTCATACGCAGGGCTAGGGTCGGCAGACGTAGATTCCGCAAACTGGACCAAGTCGATGTAGTACGTGCCTAATGCGCTAAAAGAGATAGAGATAGAGGCGTAAGTTGCAGCGTCTGTAGAGACTGTTGCGAGTGAGTCAATAGGTGTGGAGTCTACATCGGCTAGTGTTCTAGCGTAAGTGATACTGTCAGTAGTAACGTTAAGTACCGAAACTGTTCCATCTAGAGCCGCTCCTAGACCAGAAACTTCAACTATGTCTCCCGAAGAAAAAGAGTGTGTGCCAGTAAACACGACGGTTACTACGTTAGAGTCGACACTGTAGGACTCAACAGTAAACGACTCACCGGGAGCAGTGCCCGTCATGTCAAACTTAGTCCAGTTACTTCCTGCTCCACTTGACGATGTTACAGACGTAGTGCTAATTACTTCTCCGCGCTTATTGTGCCATGTAATAGCGGCCGTGGTAGTGGGACTGCCACTAACAGGAGTTTTTACATAGTAACTAAGCTCATACTCATGACCAAACTTAACGGGAACGGCTCTTGTAATTGGGCGGTAGTATCCAAGTTCCATACGAGCAGAGCTGTTAGTGCTTGTGAACTTCGCGCAGTACCTAGTGTCAATCGACTTTGCCTCTGCAGTGGGCGGTATTACTGTTGTCTCCACTGAAAGAGTGGCCGGACCTACAGTTCTCCAATATCCAGTGCTGTTGTTGAATGTGCTGTCTTGGTTCGACAATAGTAGATTTTTACTGAGAGAAATTCTAGGAGCAAATCCAGTCAATGACTCAATCATTGTCGAAAGAGCTAGAAGCGTTCCTTTGCGAGCATACATGTACAGAGCTTCACGAGTCATACGCTTTTTACGAATAATTGCTTGCGGCTCTTCTTGAGCAAGCCCGAACTCTAGAGACTTAAGCTCCAAAATTCCGGGATTGTAGTTTTTACCAGAAAAGTCTGGCAGCAGCAACTCCGCTAAAGTTAGCAGCTCGTCTACCGTGAAAGACATTCCTTGCAAAAACCTGTACAAGTCAGACGACAGGTCAATTGCACCTAGAGGGCTTTGTTCCGCAGAAATAAACACTCTAGGAATTAAATCCATAAAGTTAATGTGGGTATTTAGTAGTCGTGTTCCATCTTCTAACCTAGTTCCATGCTCCTTAGGAAGGAGGACAACTAAGTCATCTGCTTTTACCCACAAGTTGTCTTCACGGCGAACCCACATACTGTAGTAGGTCCAGCGACCACTTACTAGTGAAATGTCATTTTTTGAGTCAGAGTCTAGGAAGTTATCTTCACCATCAACGTACACGGTGTCACCAAACGTAGACGGGTCACCGTTCTGTTCAAATAAAATTACACCGTCTTCAGCAGTCTCTCCGTAACCGTCTTGGTTACGTACAAGGCGCATACCGTTAATCGCACCTGTTGGGTTACTCCATGAGAGGAGGACTCGGTCGTAGTCAATAGCAGTTGCAGCAAACGGCTCTACAGAAAACGGAAAGCGAGGTGCTTCACCATAGTAAGCACCTTTATACTTTGGGTTACCGTATTTAGCCATTTATACTTCCGCCTTTATTCTGGCTGGATTGCAAACCAATCGAACGTGATGGTGTCGGTACCAGTTCCTGCAAGAGTTGCAGTAAATCCGCTTGAAGTTGCAACCACTCTAATCGTAGCGTTCTTAGAGCCAGTTACTTGAGTGAACACCAACGGAGTAGAAGTGAATGTTCCTGCCGTAAATGTGACAGCCTTAGTTGCAGCCCCTGCAGTAAGCGCCTGACTTACAGAGCCGTACGCTTCAACCGCTTGAGGAATTTGGGCACCAACGTACTGCCACTCAGTGCCGTCCCATACTTTAACTCTTTTATAAGTAGTCATTTATCTCCTAAACGTATTGTAGCCAGACGTCGCCATTGGCACCGTCTCCAGAAGCAGGGGCTGAGGTGGACGCAGTGATACGACGGTATCCGCTGGCAGTGCTGGTTGGTGAAGGGTCGCCAGAAAGAATTACGCCACTTGGGTCAAACGGGTCTACGTTAGTAGAAGAGTCAATCCAAATAGTTCCAGCGATTACTCCAGTAGGCTCAGTGTCTTGGTAGTAAACGGTAGGGCGAGCGTCAACGTACTCTTGAATGTCAGTGCTACCAGTTACAATAACCGAGCTAGGTGCAATGTTAGTTAGGGTGTTAGTGGCACCGCTAATAGTTTTGTTGGTAAACGTTTCAGTTCCCGCGACTGTAGCAACGACGTTGTTTCCAGAACGTAGAACACCATCTTTGTCAATACGAGCTACAGTAGTTCCGCCCGAGGTCTTGGCCTGCAAAAGGTCTGACGTTTGGCTTGAGATAGCCTGAAGGATAATACCTACGGTGCTAGTAGAACTTGGGGTGATAGTGCTTCCACCAGAAGATTGAATACGGTTATTGTAAGCGGCATACACACCAGCTTCAATATTTTCAATACGTGCTTTTAGAGTTGACCACGAAGTTGCTTCAGAAAATGTGCCGCTAGACCACCCTGCAGGCTTTGCTGTAATAAAAGTGCCCATGACAGTCTGCATTTCAGTAACTTCGTCATACACTTGGTTAACATCTGCGGCCAAAATAACGTCCAGCAAGTCACGACGTCTATTGAACGTTTTAATGTTTGAAGGGTACACTGCAGGCATAAAAGGCTCCTAAAAATCTAGTTCTATTGTCCCTGTTACAGGCCGTTCTGTAACGCTATAGGCATATCGGCTTCTAGGTCAGCAATACGCTGTTCAAGCGCATTAATGGTTTCTAGTAGGTCAATTACAAGTCCTCCGTCTGGAGCTTTGGACGTCTCAGCACCGTTAGGGACACTAGTCAGGTTATTTAGGTTTGGCCTAATCGTGCCTTTTGTCCATTTACCAAACGTACCCACCCAAACAGGAAATGATGGGTCACCATTTTCAAACATAACCCATACACCTTGCTTTACAGCTGGCACTTCAAGAAGTACTCCTGAAGGGTCTACTGGCCAAGCCCATTGCGTTGGAGAAGTTCCTAGAATAGCTGGAACTAGAATACGTAACCTGCGTTGGTTTAGAGGGTCTTTATTGCTGTATACAGACCCTCTATAAATCCCGTAGTGTTTGCGTATTCCTTCCAAGGCTTAGCTCACTCTTGTAACAGTAATCTCGTACTGTTCGATAGTAATTCCGTCACCTGCAATAACTAGAAGCTCAACAGGAGTAGTGCCTACAGGAGTAGATACCGAGAAAGGCGAGCCTGAGGTTCTAACAGTTGCGCCTTCCTTCAGCACTGCCTGAGCACTGGTGGTTGTTGCCGTTAGGTTTACAGACGTAGTACCATTTGGAACTACCAAGGAGTACGAGTAGAAGCCAGAGCTAAAGCTTGGGCTTAGAGTTCCTGAGCTGCTAGACAACGCAGACAAGCTAGCATCAGAAGAGTACGCAGCTACAGAAATGTCGTCAGTCAAGAACACAAAGATTTCGTCTGGCTCACCAATAAGGATTCCACGGGAAACAGTCTCTGAAGAACGGTGCAGTCCAGTCACTTTGGCGTTCAAAATTCCCGGAATCTGTCGAAGCAACGCCTCAATTTCTTCAGGGTGGATAATTTGATTGAAGGAAGAATTTGCGTAAGAAAACTTTTCAAGAATAGCTTTATTAATAGCTGTCTCAATAGCTTGCTCTGTGTACTGTGCTTGCTTCGTATAAAAGATAACTACTGATGCGGGCACATAGGTTGGGGGAGATACGGTGACTGTAACACCTAGCTGAGTCTTGTTTACAAGAAACTCTTCAATGTCTGTCTGTAGCTCGCCCCATTCAGGAAGCAATACGCCTCCATCATCTGGATTATCGCTGTATCCCGGAAACTGGTCAATTGAGTCTTGATTTCTTTGTGGGGATACATAGATGGTTACAGAACTCCAAATGTCTGCAACAGCTTTTGCTTTACCACTGCCGTTAACCTGTAGCGCTAGGGCAGCATAATCGTTGAGAGACACCGCACGGTTCAAAGCAGTAAGCGCTTTTGGTGCGTTTATCTTGATACTAGCAATGTCTTCTGGGCTAGCACCGCCTACACCCACGGTTGTGTTAGTTACGTCTAGGGTTGTGCTGAGAGTAGCTAGCTCTGACTCGCTAAGCTCTGGGACATAGGTAATCTCGTTAACAAGGTTGGTAGAGATGTTTCCACTGGCTCCGCCTCCTACTAAGTACTTAGCTTTTAGCACAGTATTTAGGGTCGGAATAATTCCAGACACACCATCACCAAAAGTCACTGACACGTAGTTGTTAGCGTCAGTAGACACTGAGTACACTGGGTCGTTTGGCCCGTAGTCTACTACGTGAGTAACTTGCTGCCACTTTTCAAATATGTCTCCATTTTGCACCCAGACCTCAACAGAGCCTTCCACTACTTGATTTTCAAATAGTCGGTAGGTTTGCTCAGGCAGACCCGTAGATACACCCATAAGCTCACCAGCAATGTCAGTAGAGCTAAGGGGAGCGTTAGTAGGACGGTCAGCAATTTGCTCGTACTGATACCCTGTAACAGTCTCTGAGCCATTGACTCCACTAGAAGCCGCAGGAATCGTGACTGGTTCTGCGATAGAAAAAATTAAATCAGACGTAGTGTCTTCATTGGTAATAGTCGCAGTAAATTGAGTTCCTGCCGGAAGGGTCACACTAGTGGTGCCAGAGTTTACAATCTGCAAAGTTAATGAAGCTGCACGATAACCCGCGGGAAAGTAGCCGTACGACTGAGCAATATTAAGCACGCTTTGACGTTGAGTCGCAGTCGGTAGGTAGGACTCATTGGCTACACGGTCAATGTAGTAGTTAAGAACGTCACCCATGTAAGCAAACGCCTCTACAAGAGCAAGACCAAAGTCAGCTGGGTTATCGCCTGACCATGCCGGAAGACGAGTCTTAATACGGTTAATTAAGTCTTGTCTAAGAGAGAAGTAGTCTCTTGAAGTGTAGTCGACTGCTACAGGTGGTTCGTTTACAGGGGTCGCCATGTGATGTCCTCACTTATTGGTTGGTCGCCGTTAATAGTTGCCACTCCGACTTGGAGAGAAAGTGTGCTGGAGTTAGGGGGAGTATATGTAACTTCTGCGTTTACTATTCTGGTTTGTTCGTCTATTGATACTGTTACGTCTTCTAAAAGACAAAGAGGCAAGTAGTCTAAAAATGCGTTTCTAATTTCTGAAAGAAGGAGTGCCTCGGTTTCTTCCTCAGTTTCAAAAACAGACGTTGCAGCAGCGCAACCAAATTCTGGTCTATAGACTCTTTCACCAATTGCAGTTCCAACAACAGCCCTAACTCGGTCAGCCCAAATCTTTGACTGGTCGATAGTTGCAGCAATAGTCCCGTACTCGTCTACTCTAAAAGGCAAAGACATACTTATTTCACGGATTTGTCGTATAGCCATTATCTTCCACTCCAACTCGTGCCTAGCTGACTAAACCCTTGTTGAGATTCCACAAGGCTATTAGCTTTAGACGTAAGGCGCATTACAGAAGGTGCAGTATCCCTTAAGCTATTAAGCGCAACTGTAGTTAAGTTTACAGTTCCATGTGGGTTACCGTCAGGTCTTCTTACAGGGGTACTAATAGTTTTTCCAAGACCATCAGAGATAACTCGGCCCTCTATGGAGTATTGGCCAGTATAGAAGAAAGTGTGTGTAACGCTGGCAACCACCCAGTAGCCGTCCGTTTCAATTCCCGTACCTTGAACAAGGACTGTAGAGTACGGATGAATACGAGGGTCGCCTTGACCAACAACTTGAGCAACTGTAGAAAACTGAACTGAACGAGCTTCTTCATACGCAGCATGTTTAGCGGATGTAGAGCTGTGAACTACCTCTTCTGAGTAAGCATCTATCAGCACAGGCGTTTCTTTTTGACGAAGCGGCTTCCTGTGAGTATTGGGAGCCGATTTTGACCCAAATACTTGGCCAGTTACCGGATTAACGCCCGACGTAACTCTAGAAGTTCTTTGAGGCAGTAAATCATGGTCTAGATAGTCACTATTAAGGATGGTAAATGAGTCTAATGTTCTATCAAGTAGTTTGGTATCACTAGGAGTAGCGAGCGGCTCTGCTTGAAGTATGGCAGACGTAGGTATAAACATGTCAATAAGTTTTTCTGCGGGCGTAAAATACAGCACGCCGTTTCTTACCAGACACACATATCCAATTCTAGCTGCTTGTTGCTGCAACCACTCCCAGTAGCTTTGACCAGTCATAGCTAGAGTGGTAAACCTACGCGATGTCGGAATGCTAACAAACTTAAACTTAAACTCTTTAGCAATTTTTTCCGCAGCTTCAGCGATAGTGCTGTTTTTAAAAACTCGTTGACTTTTTGCTTTTAAAATGTAACTAGTGCCAACACAAACTACTTTGAAGTCTTGTTCAACTTGGCTTGCTGATTGCTTAGTGACTACGTTAACGTACCCAAACCATGAAGCAACCGAGCCATTTTGGTTCCACGTAAAAACTACGGGGGTGCCAGTTTTTAACACCTCAAACCAAAAAGCACTAGGGCGTTTAAACTTAAGAGTTAGAATATCATGGCAGCCTTTTTCTTGTTTAAGCTCTACCGAACTAGGTTGTGCTTTTAAAGAAGGTGCTGTAGGAAAAACTACACTATAGGATGTACTTCTACGGTACTTTAAACTACTCACTTGACGGAATCCTGACCGTAGCTCCTACTGGAATGTTAAACGGGTCCGAAAGTTCTGGATTGTAATCCATAATTCTCCACCATAAATTAGAGTCTCCAAGTAGCCTTGCCGCCACGTTTTCTATACGGTCACGCTCTCTCCAGCCGTAGTAATAAAAACTGGACTGGTCCGTAGGGAACTGTCTCATAACAGACAGGTTATAGCTGTTTCTATTAGCGCTGTAGGCTTTTAAAAACAAGCCTGAAGCGTATCTGCTGTCTGTATAAATCATTATGGACCAACCATTTCAAAACCGCCGTTGTCACTTCTGACAACAGGTGTAGCCAAATTAGTCTCCGAGGTGAGTGTCGGAGCAGCCGTAGGGCCAGTATTTTGTATTTGAGAAGAAGTAACGTCTGGAAGGCGAGCTATTGTAATTGATATCTCGCTAAATGTCGGCACCATTCTTTCAGTAAACAGCACGTGGTTTACATTTAGACTAACTAGCCTGCCCAAGTACCGAAGCGACTTGCCTAGATGAATCTCGACTGGCTTACCACCAAGCCATCCTAAGTCGGCAGTTTTCTTATCCCAGCTCATGCCGCGACCAAGAGAGCTCTCGTATTCATACCCTAGAACAGTTCTAAGTAGAAACTCCAAGTCATACATAGTTCCACGGTTATAAATGTCAGACAGTTCCGCAGAGGTTGGTGGCCTTCCTGAGAACGCCGTAGTGCTAACTCCTGCTTTTAACTTTCCCGTTCTTGGGTCAAAATACTTCATGTCATTAATTCGATTAAGGATTAAGTTTAGGGAGATAGTCCCCGCACCTGCACCCGAGCCAAACGATATGAACTTTTCACGACCAGAAGCCATAAGAGAAACGTCTACTGGTTGAGGGCCACCCCAAGCCATGGACAAAGACCCCGGATTATAGTGAAATTGAAACGCATAAAATTTTCCGTCAGCCCTTTCGGAAACAATCAACGGGTTTGTTTTAGCGGCAGTTTTATCGTCTGAAGCTGGGGCGGCTTCTTTGTGTCGTGACGCAGAAATCATGCCCTTGTAAGCTTGAGCCTTTGACCAAAGACTTGCCGCTTGGTCAACAGTAGTGGGGTCATTATTGGCAGCGTCAGTTTGAAGAATTCTCCACAACCCAGTTCGGTTATTGATTACGTCAGACATCGCCGCCCTAGTATTGACGGGAGCCCCCGAAGGAACAGTGTTTCTGAAATAAGCCTCTTTAGCAATTCCTGCGTTGTAGACAAGCCGAGTAGTAGTTCTTAATGGGTCAGCATTAGTCACTCTATTCCACAGGGCTTGTTGACCAGAAAGAATGTTAGAAATTGAATTTTCGTAAGCAGTCATTATGCTCTCGCCATCTTGTTCATCATGGAGTCCTCTTCAAGAGTACGCTTTACCATCGTGGCAAACCTTCTAGCCTCATCATCACTTGCACTCGCAATAGTCAAGTTAATAGTTACGTTGTTAGTGCTGCCTCCACGGGATTTACGCTGCGATAAAGTCGCTGCGTTTGACCCCGAAGCAGACCCTGACAAATACCCATCAGCGCCAGTGTAACCGTCACCACCTTCTCCAGCACCAGCAGTGCCTGCGGCACTAGTTGACCCAGTAGCTCCCTTAGAAACATTGCCCGCTGTCCAAGGGGCAACACCCTCTACAGAAGAAGCCCCCGAAGCTGCTGGTGACGCTGAGTATCCGCTTACACTGGTGGTCAAAAGAGGAGAGCCACTACTTGATGCTGTTGCGGTAGAAGACTCCACTGAAGAAGCTGCCGAGCTGGACGAGCCGGAGACATCTCCAGAACCAGATGAAGCTTGGTCAGGGTTTGACGCAGGTACAGAGGACGCGGTTCCAGAAAGGAATGGTTCTGGGTCAATTGCGTCTGCCGTGCTACGGCTTCTTGATAGCGCAAAGTGAAGGTGCACACCAGAAGATTTAGTGCCCGTGTTACCCGCTGTTCCTACTGGCTGTCCAGTCTTAACCGTGCCAGAAGCTGTTATAGATGTTAAGTGGCAGTAAAAAGTAAAATAGCCATTTCCATGGTCAATCAGAACGTAGTTACCTAGTTCTCCACCACCACTTGTTGAGAGGACGGTTCCTCCAGCTGCAGCGTAAACCGTTTGTCCAGCCTTTGCCTCGTAGTCCACGCCTTTGTGACCATTAGGCCAAACAATCTTTCCCGGAGTATAGGAGCTAGTTTTTTGACCAAACCTTGCAGTAATCTTTGCTGGACTAACAGGGTGTACTAGTTTAAAAGCTCCTTGAGAAGAGGAGTCTCCGCCAGAACTTGCGTTAGACGTGGTAGAAGAATCGCCCCCAACAGGTGCTCCACCGCGACCGCCACCAGCGGAAGCATTTCCTACAGTGTTATCCCCACCAAGACCTATTAGACCAAGAGCGGCTTGCCCTAATCCAGTGACTATGTTGCCGATTCCTCCAACAATGTTCATGGCTCCTTGACCCAAAGCATCAGAAGCGAACATGCTGGTACCCGAATGGACTGCGCCGAATACTGAGGCTAATGCTCCACCAGCTTTTGCTAGTCCCTCTAGGGCCTTAGTAGCTGCTTTAATTCCTGTAATGTACTGACCTTCAGCCCCACCCATAGCGTCAGTCTTAGCGGTGTTAAGGTCATACCCGGGAAGGAAAGGGTTTTCATTGCCTTCAGCCTTGGCTTTGTCCATCATCTTCTGCATAGCTTCAGGGTCAGACAAATCCATGTTGTTGCCTCTGGCACGCTCAATCATAAATTGAGAAAACATAGCCTGCTGGTCTGCAGTCATTCCGCTGTTAGCTAGTTCCGCACCTAGATTACCTCTACGAAGAGAGTCCAGAACCTCTTCTTCAGTAGCATTCCCCATACTAAGCCTGTCGGCAAGCTCATTAAAAATTTGACCTTGAGTCTTTTCTTTACCAGTACCCATGTCCGAAGTCATGATGCCGTAACGATTCAAGAAGTTACTTGACCCCTGACCAGATGTCAGCCCTTCAATAGCAGCAGCAGCGCTTTGGTTATCCATATTTAGGTACTTCGCAGCACCACTTACGCTTCTGATTGTTTGCTGGTAAGTGCTGCCGTAAGAAGTGTTGGCTGCCATACCTCGGTTAGCAAGGTAGTTGGCAACATCAGCATCCGACCCCGGTGAAGTAAGTCCGCCACGCAACCCCTGAAGAGTAGCTTGTTGCATTTGATGCCTACTCATGCCTACTCCGGCACGAATAGTTGCGTTGTAGAAAGTTCCAGCTCGTTGAATAGTGGCTTGGACATCGGGCATAAGCTGACCAGTGCCTTGAGCTATTTGGCCCATGCCAGAAACAGCCCTGCCTATACCGCCTGCTACTCCAGAAACTTGCCCCGAAGTTGCTCCGGCGTCGCTTGCCGCCGTACTAATATTTGCTAAAGAATTTTGAAGGACGTTTCCTGCGCTACTTAGGAGGCCACCACCGCCACCTGAGGTAGTAGTACCAGTTTTAACGTTGCCCATCATCTTGATGAGCTTGACTACCTGTGCCTCAAGTTTATTTACGCCACTTGCGAGGGATTCATTAAAAGCCATTATGTCCTCACAACCTTACCTTGCTCTTTAGCCAATTCAATCCAATTCTTTCGTTCTCTTGGAGTTAGCTCCTTGAGTTCGTTTA